AGTGTACCTAACTTAGTTATAACTATGACTGCCATGACAATATCAAAAAGGGGGGGGTGGGGGTCAAATAGTCTTTGATCCCCAGTTAAAAAGCCACTTCAATAGGGTTCCTACTAACTGGCGTGGTAGCTGTGTGCATAGGTGTATAACTATTAATAAACAGTTACACAGATGAATACACTCCTATCCTATTGATTCTATTGGAGTTTTTGAGATTCTTTGTTTTTTTCTGGGAATTTATGCGTGGCAGTGGGCGAGGCCTCATCTGTAAGTTGTCCCAATCACATATCCTTATTAGAGTAGGTAGCGGTATCGACCCCAAGAAGTTTGGACAACCTCTCCTTAATCTCATCCTTGCTCATGGTGTCTAGGTTGGCGTTGATGTTGAGCGTCTGGGATCTATTCACTGACAAACCAGCCAGTTGATTCAACTCTTTGATGGCTGACACAGCTGCGTTGAACTGCCCACTTTCAAATGCGTTCTCAGTTATCTTCCACAACATAGTCCCAGTCTTCTGTGGTGTGATGGCATACTTCTCTGCCAACTCATCCTGTTTAATTCTTATCGCTTTGGTTACGTTGGGTTGGGTTTTACCATCGAGCATCTTGTTAGCTGCTACTGCCGGGAACTCATAGCCAGCTCGTCTAGCTGAGGCTCCTTCAGTGTAGAACCAGACGAAGCCAGCTTGCATTTCAGTCAAACCAAACTCCTTATCCTTCTCGAACTGACTCGGAGCATTGACTAGCTGAACTGGTGCCTTCTTCGGCCTACCCATTGTTATCTAATCTTAACTTCGTCAACACGACCATTATTGTACCTTATTTCCATATAACCATTGTTGACATGAAGACTGGTTGGTTGCCTCAACCATTTCTCATGTGCAAGCTCATCCCTTCGTTTCTCAACTTCGTTGTCATACTCTGTCATAACTACCTCCCCGGTTTAAATAAATGAGACAGGCTTAGTAATACTCTAAACCTTCTCAGCTTCATAGATTTCTTCTGTTGTGCCTTCAACCCCTTCAGTCTTATCTGTCTTTGTTTTTTATTCATCTTCTCATTCTATTGAAACCACCAACAGTGTAAAGGGTAGGGAGGGCATGGTGTTTCCTATACTTATATTCATAACCAGTATAAACGTGTATTTATGCCTTTATGCTTTATATATAAATATTATTATTATTAAAGTATATACCTAACACTACCTATAGGGTTAAACCCTTTATCCATCTAATTTTCACTACAGGGTGGCATTCCATTTACTATACCCTTTTCAGCCCACCTAACACTCATATTTCCCCATTCCTCTTAAAAAATAACCGCACATAGTATTTCCTCAACAAAGCCACACAGGTAAATACCATGGTTTGAATCAGTGAAGTCACACTCACAGACAGTCCCAAGTGAGTGGTAACACTCAGCACCACAAACGCCAAAGGGAAGGCAATCATAATCCCAATGCCTACGTCACTCAGCACCTCGACAGCCACCTTCTTATCAATCATGTCATCTTGCTAGGCAAATACACCATGACCCATGAATTACATTCCGGGCAACTCAGGTTGGTTCTCATGAAGCATCTTTCTTTTCTTGTTCGAGTATTGCTTTGCCTATTTCAACCATGATCTGTGGAACAATACTATTTCCCAAGCACTTCAGTCTTTTGGTTCTCAGGTCTTTCCTTGGTGTTATCCTTGGGATGTCTGGTTCAAACCACCAGCCTTCGTGTTCGTTTATACTTTGTTTTTCGGTTTTCTCCGTATCGCTATATCCCTCCGGGTAGCCCATTAACCATTCCACCCAGTCAGGATTCAGGTTGGCCTTTACTTTTTCGGTTCCAGCTTCACCACTGGTGGTGTTTGGAAGATCCTCCGCTGACTGGTCTCCACTATCATTCCTTCTCTGGGCTTCGATTACTAATGATGGGGTATTCCTCTTGAACTCCGCTGGATATGCCCCTTCCTTTGCATTGTGAGCTGTCGGCCATAGTTTCATTGTCTCTGTGTCCACCTGTTCCCGTAGGTTTGAAGGTCTGGATCGCCCCTTGCGGTGTCCTTCCTGTAGTTTCTTCGTTGCCTCCGCAGATCTCTGTGGCAGATGATCCATCGCAGTCGGTGTTGCCCACATCTTCTGTTTTTCCTCGAACAGTATTGCATCCGAGAGTTTCGCTCCGTAGGTCATCTCTGGCTTGTTCTTTTTTCTCAATATGTAGCTCCCTGAATCTGTCCTCTCCACACGTTTCGACTGTTCGCCTCCCTCTGTGTCGGCTACTGCCGGGGTCGGCCACATATTTACTGTGTCTGCTAAATTCAGACTATGGGTGCCTCCCCCTGATTTCGATGCAATCCTTCTGCCTTTTTCATCGAGCTTTAAGTTTTTGTGTTCGTTGTTGTCAACAGTCGGTGTCGGCCAAAACTTCACTTCCCCTCTCAAGTTCCCCTTCGCTATGTCGTGGGGTATTCCCTTCTCGTTGGGTTTCATGTGTGCTGAGTAACGATCCGAGGCTGTCGGTATTGACCACAGACTTTCCGATGATCCAGCATCTTTGTCTTTGATGCGGGGCACCGATGCCTGAAGCTGGAATAATAAACGATTGCGTGGCGTAACCTTCACTTTCCAAGTCAGTACACACATCATCGAGTGCCACATTGATGAACCCACTAACATTTTCGACAATCGTATATTTGGGTTTTTTTCGTTTAATAATTTCAAACATTGGCGGCCAGAGGTGACGAGGATCTTTTTTGCCTCTTTGCTTCCCGGCAACACTAAAGGGCTGGCAGGGGATGCCCCCACAGATGATGTCGAAGGTAACACGTTCCCAGTCGGGAACAACTCTTTCTGGTTCATAAGCTAACTCCCATAAGTCATTATATATTGGAACATTGGGCCAGTGTTTTTCTAACACTTCACGACAATATTCATCAATCTCGCAAAAAGCAACTGTTTCAAACTCTTCTCCAATGCTTTCCAAGGCTTGAGAAAAACCACCCACACCTGAACAAATATCAAATATCTTTAATACCATCAGATTTATAAAAATCTGCATAATGATATACAAATTTATTAAACATGGCAAATAGTTTTGCTACTATCACAGACAGCAGTTCATCTTCACTCATCATAAGCATTACCCCAGATGAGCTTGGTATTACAATGCCAGCAGTTCATCTCTTCACCACATAACCCATGAAGTTATAGCTTTGCCACACCTTTGACACTTTACCCAGAGCCCTAAGTTCCCCATCTAATTCCATTTCAGTCTTACAGAACATGGAAACAGAGAGCTCCATATCCTTGTCTAAGATCTCTTTATCTGTAAATCCTTTCCTTTTTTCCTGTATATGCAACCTATGAATACATTGTTGCAACTTGGGGTCATTCAGATACACCTTCTCTGCAATCAACAACACCCCACCTTTATCAATGTGTTTTTTAAAGTGGCTTAACAGCCTCTGCCTCTGCGAGGAACCCAAAAACTGCAAAAAGAACATACTCACCATGACTGAGATGTTGTCTTCAGTCTTTGCCAGATAGTCTTTCTCACAATCCCCATGAATAAACTCAAAATTAGCCCTTCTCTGCTCCATATCCACTTCATCAATACCCACATACCGACAGCCCTCAGTTCTGTTCAGGGAAGTCAGGAACCGCCCTGTGGAACACCCCAAATCAACCACCACAGATTCAGGCTGGGCATATTCATGGGTGACATTACGAAATATATTATCCAGAGTCAGGAAATTGGGGATGGACAGCTCAATGTGCCTTTCAAAATCTTCGATTTTACTGAAATTAAATTTCACCACTATCTACCTTCTGTATTCTTGTACCCAACCATTCCATGACATTAATCGACATGGAACGACCACACGCTTCATACCTTTTCGACACTGGACACTCTTCTTTGGGCTTACCATTCCAAGGAATCTGGGTGTAGTTGTCTGGAAAGCCTTGTAGCCTCTCACATTCTATTGGGGTGAGTCGTCTGATGATATTGTTTCTGGTATCACTGGCATCATACTTCATAAAATTAGGTGTTCCTCCAGTTAGTGTGTGACAAACATATTTCATTTTGCGACCACGCCTAGTTTTACTGTTGGGTTGAGTTATATCAAAACAATCACCATCTTCAATAATTGTGTAACCCTTTATAGTTGCTTCTTTTAAGATTAATTGTTTTCTTTCTTCATCAACCATAATTATTTTTTCATCACCTTCATCCTGAGTGCTGGTTTCAATGACTGTGTATCTATCATGGGCCACAGGGTCTTTAACCACAATGGCACTTTCTGGTATAGAAAACCGACCTCTGGCTGTCAGCGTGGAACTTACCTGTTGGTCACTGGACTCGTCTACATAAGTTCCTTGTCTGTCGAGCTTTCTCCAGTATTCTGTATCGCTTCCTCCAGAGTCAGTTTCAAATTCTCTGGCATCACCTTTTCGCTTTCTTCTGCACGGCGTAACATCCTCTCGCATTGAGCTTGAGTCAAATAATACTTTTGCTGGATTCTTCCAGTCTCCAAGATGTCCGACAACGAAGACACGCCTTCGTCTTTGAGGGATAGCTCTTGGAAATCGTTGTGTTCTGACATATTCAGTGTTAAGAATCCTGTAGGCGAACCCATACCGGCATTCAGCCAGAGCCCCAAGGAAGGTTCCAAGGTCTTTTCCTGTGTCTGACGACAGGACACCGGGGACATTTTCCCAGACGACCCAAGTGGGTTTAAGTCGATCAATAAGGAGTATAAACTCAAGGGCGAGGTTTCCTCTATCTTCTCTAAGCCCTTTGCGAAGTCCAGCGATGGAGAAGGTAGCACACGGTGTCCCTCCAACAATGAGGTCTGGACTGGCTCCTTGTAAGTCTGCTGTTTCGATTTTAGTGAAGTCTTCATAATTTTTTACCTCTGGATAATGATAGTTTAATACAGCTGAACGAAAGGGCTCAATCTCAGCGAACCCCACAGCTTCCCAGCCTAGGGGTTCCCAAGCAACAGTAGCAGCTTCTATACCACTACAAATTGAAAGATATTTCATCTTCACTCATCATAAGCATT